CCACGTCCACGCCGTGGAACGCCTACCGCAACCACACGGCGGACAGCAAGGGAGAGCTGGTCATCCTGGACCTGACGGCGGAGACCTTCCTGCCCATCTACGCCGCCGCCCTGAACCACAAGGCCACCCAGATGGCCATTGGCGGACAGCGCAAGGCAGCCGTTGCCGCCGCGCAGACCGTGGAAGACGTGGAGGCCATCTGATGCCCGGCTACGCCTACAAACTGCTGGTGGCCTGCGACCAGCTCCTCAATACCCTGCTGGGTGGCTGGCCCGACGAGACCCTCAGCTCCCGCTGCTGGCGCTGGCACAAAGACGGCGTGCGCTCCTGGCCCTGCCGCTGGCTGGACACCCTCGCGGTCCTGTTCGGGGACAGGGACCACTGCCGTTCCGCCTATGACAGTGAACGCCACAGACGACAGCTCCCGCCCGAACTGCGCTGTGCCTGCACCATCAGGGAAGGAGGGGACTGATGCCCAGGCCCGAATATCCGGCCCCCATGCTCCCGCCCCACCCCTGCCAGCATGAAGGGGACATCTCGGTCCTCAATGCCGCCCTGGCGGAAATCAAGGACACCCTGCGCGACCTCAAGGACCTGCTGGCCTCCAATGCCGCCCTGGAGGAGCAGGCCATCATCACCCGCAACTCCCTGAAGGAAATCAACGAACGCCTCCGCAGCGTGGAGCTGGAACAGGCCAGGAGCAAGGGAAACAGCAAGTGGACGGACAGGATAGTCTGGGCCATCACCTCTGCGACCCTTGGCGGGGCCGTGGCGCTGGCTTTGCGAACTTGAAAAAAATACTTGACGTTTTTCAAAATAAGCGTATAGGCTTTGTCCCACAAACAAAACCGGAAGGAGTGTGCCACCACTCCTTCCGGGAAAGCATGGAACTTGTCGGAGTATTGTGATTATACACTCCCCATCATGCGAAGTGTACAGTATGACTGAAAAGCTCCTGTTTAGCTCACGCTAGACGGGAGCTTTTCGCTTGTTGGTCCCTTATAACAAAGCCATGAGGGACATACAAAGCCTCGTAAGCTCCACGATGACCCTCATGACAGATAGCACACGCATAAATCGCTTCATAAGTGCCTCCGTCTTGGGTTCCTCCGACAGAAACATGCTTTTCACATGAGTGGGAGCTAACAAACATCGTCATAGCATAGCACTATGAGAAAGTCAAGAAAAATAATTGGGAGCATTATTATACTCCAATAGCTAATCTGTGTCAACCATTTTTCACAAAAATGTGTATACTATTTTAACGACGACTAAACACAGTTTCATACAGCATAATACTGACGGAGATTCAAGACATTTACGGCTGCTTATGTAACTAAATAATATCGTCAATTATTCAAATATATTGAGCGATATTTCTTGTCACCCAACCCCAGAGGACATCATGCAGAACACCAAACGCGGCACCGAAGCCGAGCTGGCGGGCCTCCACGGCCTGCTGTCCCAATACTTCAGTGCCCGCCTCAACTCCGGGGAAGCCCTCACCTCCAGCGAGCTGAACGTCATCAGGCAATTCCTGAAGGACAACGGCATCGACTGCGTGGGCAGCGAGAACCCCGTCATCAACGACATCACCAGGAACCTGCCCTCCTTCGATGACGACATGGACGGGCAGGACAGTACCGGTCTGCTCAACTAGCGACCATCCTCCAGAACCTTCGACCATCCCCGTGGGTGTCCTTGTGGCACCTACGGGGATTTTTTTTTGAGGTCACGAACCATGGCAAACAGCAGCAACCTATCCCCCAAGTTCACTCCCCTGCCGGACAAGCTCCGGGACTTCCGCACCTTCCTCGTCCTGGTCTGGCGTCACCTCGGCCTGCCCGACCCCACCCCGGTCCAGCTCGACATCGCCCGCTGGCTCCAGTACGGCCCGCGCCGCAGCGTGACCGAAGCCTTCCGTGGCGTGGGCAAGAGCTGGATTACGGCGGCCTTCGTGGTCTGGAACCTGCGCAGGGACCCGCAGCTCAAGTTCATGGTGCTGTCGGCATCCAAGGACAGGGCCGACAACTTCACCTCGTTCTGCCTGCGGCTCATCAACGACATCCCCGTCCTGCAATGCCTCATCCCCAGGGCGGAACAGCGATGCTCCAAGCTCTCCTTCGACGTGGCCCCGGCCAAGCCCGACCAGGCCCCCAGCGTCACCAGCAAGGGCATCTTCAGCCAGATTACCGGGGGCCGCGCCGACATCATCATCGCCGACGACATCGAGGTGCCCAACAACTCCTACACCCAGATGATGCGGGACAAGCTCTCCGAGGCCGTCAAGGAGTTCGACGCCATCCTCAAGCCCGGCGGGCGCATCATCTATCTGGGCACCCCGCAGACCGAGCAGAGCCTCTACAACCCTGCCCGACCGTGGCTACAGCGTCCGCGTCTGGCCCGCCAGGTTCCCTTCTGAGGACCAGTTGGTGAATTATGGGGAAACACTCGCGCCTTTCATTTTGAAGGCTCTGGAGGCCGGTTCCGGGCTGTCTGGGGCCACTACGGACCCGCGCCGCTTCTCGGACGACGACCTCCTGGAGCGCGAACTGTCCTATGGCCGTGCCGGCTTCCAGCTCCAGTTCATGCTGGATACCCGGCTCTCGGATGCCGAGCGGTATCCCCTGAAACTTGCCGACCTCATCATCATGGGCTGCGGGGCCTCTGATGCCCCGGAAAAGCCCATCTGGGCGTCGGGAGTGGGCAACGTCATCAACGACCTGCCCTGCGTCGGTCTGAACGGCGACAGGTATCATTCCGCCGCGTTCCTGGCCGGCTCGTGGGTCCCGTACACCGGGGCCGTCATGGCCATCGACCCTTCCGGCAGGGGCACCGACGAGACCGCCGTGGTGGTGCTGAAGATGCTCAACGGCTTCCTCTACCTGACGGCCATCCGGGCCTACACGGACGGCTACTCCGAGGAGACCCTCAAGGCCATCGTCAAGCTGGCCAGGGAACAGCAGGTGAACAGCGTGGTCATCGAGGCCAACTTTGGTGACGGCATGTTCACCCGGCTCATCGGCCCCTACTTCACCCGCGACTACCCCTGCCACATCGAGGAGGTGAAGCACAGCAAGCAGAAGGAGGCCCGCATCATCGACACCCTGGAGCCTGTCATGCGCCAGCACAAGCTGGTGGTGGACAGGAACGTGGTCGTCTGGGACTACGACAGCACCAAGGGGATGCCGGTGGAGAAGGCCCTGAAGTACCAGCTCTTCTACCAGATGTCCCGCATCACCCGTGACCGGGGCTCCCTCTCCCATGACGACCGCCTCGACTGCCTCGCCATGGCGGTGAACTACTGGGTCGAGATGATGGGACAGGACGCGGACAAGAAGATGGTCCAGCGCAACGAGAAGCTCCTGCTGGAAGAACTGAAGGCGTGGGACGATGCCGGCAGCCTGAGCCTGAGCAGGAACAAGGTCACGGTCTCCGGCGGGCCTGATGCCCTGACGGAGGTCGTCCAGCCTGTGGACATGCTGTTCAGCTTCAGCTCGTTCACCGTGGGCGGCAACAGGTCGTCCAGCTCCGGGGCCGGGAGGATTGGAGGACGAGGCGGCATCCCTGCCCAGACACGCTCCCGCTTCGGAGGTGGGGCAAGGCGGGGGGCCAGATAGGCCAAGACCTCCTTGTTTCGAGGTGGCAAGGTGGGTCTGAAAGGTGAAAGACCTCCCTGCTTCAGGATGAACAAAGCAGGAAAGGAACAGGAGGGACCAAGGTCAGCCTTTCTTGGGATGGATAGAGAGGGGCCAGACAGATTAAGACCTCCCCTGCTTTGAGGCGGGAGGTCGATTCACCTGGGCAGAATCCCTGCCAGGACAAGAAGGAAGATGAGGAAAAGGGGGAGAAGGAAGGGCCATGCAGCATCAGGAGGTCGATTCCCTAGGTGCATGGCTCCTCCCTGCTCCATCTTTGATTAGTTATAAATGGAAGAAAATCATGGTCTTAGAATTAGGTTGCACTTCTTGGAGGAAGGGAAAAGAGACCCCCTAAAGAATCCCCTATCCTTTTCCTAAACTTTCCCTTAGCTCTTCTTGATTAAAGGTTCTGATAAGATTTTCTTTTATGATTGTGATAGAGCATCTTCAAATAAGAATAACTCTAGTAAACTGTAGCAACATCCCTATCCCATTGACATTCTATAGTTATCCAAGATAAAATATCCCCCTGCTCTCACAGGCAGAGAGACGGAAGCAGTGTGGAAAGTCAGGCTGAAGGCAGCGAAAGAGGGACGGAAGGAGAGCTGAAGTGGCTCGGAAGGGCCTCGGAAGTGTCTCTGGAGCGGCCTGGCTCATGGGAGCGAGAGGTTCCCAAGGGGCACTGTGGGAATCCAGGGTGGAACCGGGGGAATCCTGTGGGGCCTGAACGGAATCCAGGGTGGCACCGGGGTGTTTTTGGCAGAAAAATTTGAAAGCCCTACACGATGTATAGAGAGCCTGGCTCCCCCCATCGGCCCAAGGCCAGTCGAGCCTGTCCAAAACCTATTGGAAAGGACGGCCTGCCATGCCCAAACCTCTATATATGCAACCAAGGCCGCAACCAAAGCCGGAAAAGCGTTGCTATTGCTTGCTTTGCGATGGATTATAAATCCCTTTCACGGCTTGGGCTTGGCTTTGTCTTGATATTCTGCCCTGCCTGAAAGCATACTGTCAGGATTTTTTACACTTTGTGAAAATCATTTTCAATTTTAGAAACATCTATTCAGAACACTATAGAATCACATAAGACCACAAGGGATAGTTTATGGACTTCAAAACAGCATTGCCCGGATATTTTACGGCATCCGAAGCGGCAAAATATTTAGGTTATACCAATTCCTCTTTTGTTTCTGAGTTGTGTAGAGAGGGACGCATATCAGCTTATAAAGTTGGCGTAGTATGGCTTATTCCAGAAAAACAAGTTGAAGCCCTCAAAGCACAATCAGAAAACGCGAGAACAACGCGGGGCTCTACTTGGAGCTAAAAAATAATCTAAAAAATTTTTTCTTTTTTGCTTGACAAAGCACAACCATTTGTCCTATACAGAAAGGGACGGCGGGAAGGCCCGCCGGGAAGGACTCCCCTTCAAATAGAGCTAAAAAGCTCTTGACAAAGCACAAACGATTGTGCTAAAGAGAAAGGGACGGCAACGAAGTAAACCTAAACAGGAGACAAAAAAATCGCTTGACAAAGCACAAACGGTTGTGCTAAATAAGAGAAAAGGCCGGAAACAAAGCCACCAAAGCACCTCCCTAGCTGAGTACCCTGCGGGACAGGGCCAACGGGCGAAGGAACCGCTAGAGGGAAGCAAGTCAAAGAAACGACAGGCCAAAAGCTCTTGACAAAGCACAAACGATTGTGCTAAAGAGAAAGGGACGGCAACGAAGTAAACCTAAACAGGAGACAGGATATAGAAGTATCCTAAAAGCACAAACGATTGTGCAAAAATGACTAAGGCAACGAACATAAACAACCGATGTTTGACATAGCAGGCCGCTTGATTGCGAGCCTCGCCACCACGGACAAGCAAAAGCTGGGCCTATGGACGTGGAACAAATAGAGAACATAAAGGAACGCTAGAGTAGCGCCTAGCGTATAGCCAAGTAAGGCAGTACCGGAAACAAATCTAGCCGGGCGGCCTTCGGATGAATCCTAAACACAACCGGAGGCCGCCCAGAATCACTAGGAATATTGTACCCATAAAGCACAAATGATTGTGCTATGTCGCCTCGCAAAAGCCTTGAAGCCCGCCTGTTTCAAGCCTCTTGCGGCGCAGCATGACGCCAAAAAATCAAACAGGAAAATGGAGAATTGCCATGACAAACAAGCTGTTCTGCTCCCATTGCGGCGAAGTCATCGAAAACGAAGAAAATGGCATCTATATCAATCGCTCTTTTTATATGCGCTATTTCTGCTGCGAAGAATGCGCGGAGCTGGAAGGTTTCCACCAGTGTGAAGAGTGCGGGGAATGGCTGCCCGAAAACAAGCTGGAAAATGTCTACGGCTTGGGCAACTTGTGCCCCGACTGTCTGGAAGACAAGTGTGTTCGCTGTGAAAACTGCGGGGAATGGGTGGACAAGGATGATGCCCGTGAAACGCCGGACGGCTACTACTGTGAAGACTGCTTTGACGAAAACTTCGCGGAATGCTGCCGCTGTGGCGAAGTTGTCCACATTGAAGATGGCGAAGAAATTGGAAATGACTTCTACTGCGAAGACTGCCGGGATGAATGCTTCACGCAGTGCGCCGATTGCGGGGAATGGGTGGATAATGACCATATTATCCGCAGGGAAGACGGGGAATATATCTGCGAAGGCTGCTATTGTGAATCCTACTTCACTTGTGAAGAATGCGGGGAAGTCTTCCATATCGACTATGCCAGATACGATGAAGAAACGGAAGAAAATCTGTGCCCTTGGTGCCAAGAAAGCCGTCAGCCCGCTGGCCTGCATTCCTACGGCTACAAGCCCCACGCTATCTTCCATCGTGAGCAGCACGAAGAGGGCAAGCCCTGCCTCTATATGGGCATTGAACTGGAGCTGTCCCATGCCGACAATGGAGACAGGGATAGCAATCTTGAAGAATGCCACACCATCCTGAATCCCGGCAAAGACGAAGAAAACGTCTACACGAAGCAGGACAGCAGCCTTGACCACGGCTTTGAGATTGTCAGCCATCCCCGGACCCTTGCCTCGTGGCATACCTTCCAGCCCACGATGGAAAAGTACCTTGACGAAGCAAGGGAATATACTACCGGCGACCGTGATGGGCTCCATATCCATCTGTCCAAAAAGGGCATGACTGACAGTCACAAGGTACGCTTCGGGGCTTTCGTGGCGGAATACCAAAATGAGATTGTGACCATCGCTCGCCGCCGTTCCGACTGGTCTACCTATATCGACCGCGCCACAAATGGCAGGGAAGCGGCTGCTATGGCCAGCAATCATGGCTCCCGATATGAGGCAGTGAACTGGTACAACCCCTCTACCGTTGAGCTGCGTATCTTCAAGGCTACCATTGACCCCGTGGAGTTCTACGCTTGCCTTGAATTTTCCCATGCCCTCTACCAATTCACAAAGCGCATGGTGGGCATCGTGGAAATTATGAAGGGCGGGGCTTGGGAAAAGTTCCTCCGCTATATCAAGGGCAATCCCCGCTACAGCAATCTGTATGCCTACCTTGTGACGGCCTATAGCGAAGGGAAGTATAGCAGCCCTGACAATCTCACTATCCTGACCGCCCACAAGAAAATGGAAGAAAAGAAGGCCGCCTAGCCTTCCATCCACCACACGACACACAAAGCCGCCTGTCTCTCACCAGATGGGCGGCTTTATCTATCATAGTCAAAAGAAAAGGAACCAATATGGAAACCTATACAGACAATCATGGGACGCAATGGGTAACAGGAAAGCCCCTTGTATATGGGTCTTATGGTGGTGGCAGCTCCATTGCCTGCGCGAACATCACTTGGCTTGAAGAACATGGAACAGCGTCTGTCATCCATGAGCGGCTTGTCTATCTGGACAATGGCAAGGTCTCGTTTGGCCGTGATGATGGGGAAGACCTCTCCGCTTATGACGCCATCATCGTTGGCGGCAGCTTTGGCGGGAAGACCGCCTTTATCAATATGGACGGAGCCCTTCGGGAAGACGCGGATGCTTTGCATGACTATCCGGTTTTTGACGATGGGCTTGTCAGCCAAGTGGAACTGGAATGGGAAGAACAGGCATGGCCGGATACTCTCAGGGACTTACTGGACGCCGCCCCTACGGACAGACTGCGCGACTACTTTTCCGACCACGCAGACAAGTTTGAAGGCATGATGTTTCAAGCCTACAGGGATGCTATGGAAAGCACCAATACCTATCCCGTGCCTGAATATGATTCCGTCTATATCGACACGGACAAAATAGCGGATGATTTTTGGGACAATCTCTTGAATGCCTTCAAGCTGTTCCACAAGGAACGCTGGGCCAGCAAGAAGTAGCCTTCCCACCACCACACGACACAAAGCCCCGTTCTGGACAATCCCAGCGGGGCTTTTCTCATTCTCTCACGACTATATGGAGACCAAAAGATATGTGCATCATTGCTTATAAGCCCGAAGGTGTGGCTCTGCCTGAAAAGGACATCCTCAAAACCTGCTTTGAGAACAATCCCCACGGGGCTGGTCTTTTCATCCTGCGCCCTGGGGAAAAGGTGGCTGAGATTCACAAGGGCTACATGTCCTTCACGGACTTTTGGGACTTCGCAAGCGTGGCTGTCAGCCCCGAAGACATGGCCGCCTATCACTTCCGCATTACGACCAGCGGCGGCACCTGCCCTGAAAACTGTCATCCCTTCCCCGTGTCCAGTGATGTGGCAGACCTCCGCGCTCTGTCCATCCGCTCCCGCTATGTCTTTGTCCATAATGGCATCATAGGCATGGGCTCAAAGGACTTGTCCGATACCCAGCTCTATGTCCGGGATACCCTGACCTCTCTTGTGGGCAAGCTGAAAAACAAAGCAACGCAGGACAAGATAGCAGCCGACACCATCGCCAGCCGTACCTTGACCGTGGATGCCAGATACCATGAGGCCATCCTCACAGGGAACTGGATTGAAGACAAAGACACTGGCCTGCTGTTCTCCAATTCTTCCTACCTTGTGCGGGATTATGACTTTGGGCTCCGCTCCCATGCCTATCCGCACGAAGCCGATGATGCCGGGATGCTGGCGGATATGGATGTCTGCCCTGATTGTGATGGCTCTGCCCTGCTCGTGTCCGAATACCATGGCCTCTATGAGTGCGAGAGCTGTCACTGCCTGTTCGATTGTTACGGGAATGTCTGGGCAGACGGGGAGTTCTAACATGTCCCGCGCCATTGCCATGCAGCGGCGATGGAAAAGGCAGGCCATCATCCGCACCACCCTTGAAGTGGCGGCCTCCATTTCCGTCCTTGCTTCCGTCCTCTTTCTGGGCCTGTTCGGCTCCCTGATTTTCTGAAAAGGATACACGCCATGAGTTTTGAACACGAAGGTTTCCGTATCTATGTCGCTTCCCTGTCTGACTACAATGCGGGCATCCTGCATGGTGTCTGGTTAGACTTCAACAACTTCGACCACATCACGGACTTGTGGAAGGCCGTCAAGGAAATGCTGGCCGCCTCGCCTGACGCCAAGGATACCGGACGCCCCGCCGAAGAGTGGGCCATCCACGACTATGAGGGCTGGCTTGGTTTCTCCCTCTCCGAATACGAAGACCTGGAATCCCTTTGGGATGCCTACACTATCCTCAGTGAAGTGCTGAAAGAATATGATGCCGAAGCTGTCTACGCTTACATCAAGTTCTATGAAGGCTCTCTCGATGAAGTGGACAGGCTGTTCAAGTGTGGCTTTGAAGATGCATATGTCGGCCACTACGACAGCAAGGAAGACTTCGCTATGGAGCTGGCCGATGATAGTGGGATGCTGGCCGGTGTGCCGGAAGACTTCATCCACTACTTCGACTACTCCGCCTTCGCCCGTGACCTGTTCTTGACGGACTACTACATGTCCGATTCCGGGCATGTGTTCCGCACGAACTAGAACAAAGACAACACACCACACCTTGGCCGCCTGTCTCTCACCAGATGGGCGGCCTTCTCTTTTTTCAGGGAGAAAGCAAAGACCATGCGCCTCTTCATGGGGGCCTGTCTCCTCTACGGCGGGCAGTCCCTCCTCATCTGGGTCCTCATCAATATGTAGCAAAAGATATAAGGAAATAGATATGCACCCCACCTACAAGAGCATCACCATGCAGACCACAGCGGACATCATCAATGACTGGGAAGCCTTCTACGGCATGGACGGGCTGGAGCTGACAGGCCTCCTGTCCGGCAATGAGCAGGACCCCTTCGGGGACGACACCACGGAGGGGATGTAAGCACATGGCAGCCAAGAAGAAAGACAAGATGAACGCCGTCACTTTGCCCAGGGGCATCCGTCCTCACCGCTCCGGCTACATCGTGGATGTGACCGTGGGTGGCAAGCGCCGGACCAAGACCGCCGCCACGCTGGAGGCCGCCCTCCTTGCCCGCGAGGCGCTCCGCAATGCCGCCTCTGCCGCGTCGAACAGCTCCGGGGCCGTCGATGATACCAGCCGGGAGGATTGGACGCTGGAGCAGGCCACAGAGCGCACCATGCAGGTGGTCTGGGCTGGCAAGTCCGCGTACAAGACCATGCTCATCAACAGCAAGGCCGTGCTGGAGTTCTTCGGGGCCACCACGCCGGTGCAAGCCATCACCCTGGACGACATCGACAGCTTCGTGGCCCACCTGCTCAACGAGCGGGGCAACAGCGGCGGCACGGTGAACCGCAAGCTGTCCTGCCTGTCCCGCATCCTGCGGACGGCTTTCGAGCGGGGCAAGCTGGAGAAGATGCCCAAGATGCCCAAGCGCCGGGAGGCAGAACATCGCATCCGCTTCCTCTCCCCGGAGGAAGAGGCCCGGATGCTCACCATCCTTGAAGCCACGGCCACACAGGACGTGCAGGATGCCATCCTCTGCCTGCTCTACACGGGCTTTCGCTGCGGGGAATTGTGGCGTCTCGAATGCCGGGACATCGACCTTGAACGGGGCACCCTGACGGCTTGGAAGACCAAGAACCACCACCCCCGCACGGTCCCCATCGTGGCCAGGATACGCCCCATCATCGAACGCAGGATGCGGGCCTGTGGCGGGACCGGGAGACTGTTCCCCATGGGCAGCAACGATTGGTTGCGCCGTCCGTGGGACATCCTCCGTTACCACATGGGGATGGACGATGACCCACAGTTCGTTCCCCATATGCTCCGCCACACATGTGCCACCCGCTTGTCACAGGCGGGGGTGTCCATGCCTATCATCAAAGAGTGGATGGGGCACACGAGCATAACGACCACTGCTCGTTACGCACACTTCTCTCCCTCTGATTTACGCCATGCAGCCACCCTTCTTGGGGATTAGGTTGCACTAAGTGGAAGAGTAGAAACTGGAGAAGGTTGTCAGACGAAGCCTGTGGTTTTGGAATGAGGTTTACACCTTGTATAACAAGAGGCCCATTGGTTGCCGATGGTTGCTTAACACAAGATGGTACAGCAACCTCGGTCCAATGGGCCTTAGCCTTGTATAAGGTGTTGAAATAACTGTGATGGTGCGAGAGGCGGGACTTGAACCCGCATGGATAAACCGCTGGATTCTAAGTCCACGGTGTACTCACAACATATAAAGATACTTGACTTCTTTTTCATGGTTGCCGCAACCGGGAAACCAGTCGCAACCATGACGCAACCACCAAGCAACCACACATAACATTCTAAAATATCACACGATATAAGACTGGAGCCCTGAATTAGTGAAGGGTTTCAGTCTTATTTTTCGGCTTCGCTCTGAAAGCCTTCTCCGTAGTCCCCGAACCCCGACCTACGGAGAAAGCCCATGGCCTACACCAAGGAAGCCATCGAACGTGAGCTGGCCCTCGAAGAAGAGATGTTCAACCGTGGCAAGGACCGCTTCTTTGCCAACATCGCCCGCCTCAAGGAGCAACGCAACGAAGGCGGCACCACCTACGGCAAGATGCTGCTCAAGCGTGGCATCGCTCCCCTCGCCGCCGCCATCACCGCCTTCATGGAGAAGGCCAACAGCGGCACTGCCGGCCGCAGGCACATGGCCGTGGCCCTGCTCAAGGACATAGCCCCCGACGTGGCCGCCTTCATCACCCTGCGTACCGCCATCGACACACTCACCTCCGAGCCCATGCTCCAGAACGTGGCCGTGCGTGTGGGCCGCGAGATAGAGGCCGAGCTGCGCCTGACCAACCTCAAGCAGAACGACGCCGACCGCTACGCCATGACCCAGCGGTACATCCAGGGCCACAAGTCCCGCAAGTATCGCAGCACGGTGCTGCGGTATGCCTACGGCAAATCCACCACGGTGGACTTCGAGCCGTGGCCCCTGGCCCAGTGCCTCCATCTTGGGCAGAAACTCATCGAGCTGGCCATCGACAGCACCGGCATCTTCGCCATCGAGCTGACCTCCAACAAGGTCCGCAAGGGCAACAAGGACATGGCCGCCTACAGTCTAGTCATGACCCCGGCCCTCAAGGAATGGATGGACGACCACCTCGAATCCCGTTCCATCATGGCCCCCGCCTACATGCCGACCCTCATCCCGCCCAAGCCGTGGGAGGGTGCCTGCGGTGGCGGCTACTACTTCCAGGCCATGCGCCCGCTGTCTCTGGTGAAGACCGGGAACCGGGACTACCTGCTCACGCTGGACAAGAAGATAGCCAACAACGAGATGCCCTCCGTCCTACGGGCCATCAATGCCCTGCAAGACACGCCGTGGCGTGTGAACAGGCAGGTCTATGACGTGGCCGACCATTTCTGGAACGACACCAACGGCGACGTGGCCGACCTGCCCCCGCGTGATGGCTACCGCCTGCCTCCCTGCCCTGTCTGCGGGGCCGACATCACGGACACCGCCTCGGCCCGCATCCCCCATGCCTGCCTCGACAGCCTCTCCGAAGAGGAGCTGCGGCGCTGGCGTCGGGCCGCCGCCATCGTGCGGGAGAAGAACATCTCCTGCATGTCCCGCAGGCTGGGCATCGCCAAGACCCTGCATCTGGCCGCCCGCTACAAGGACGAGCCGGCCTTCTACTATCCCTACCAGCTCGACTTCCGGGGCCGCATCTATGCCGTGCCCGCCTACCTCAACCCGCAGGGAACGGGACTGGCCAAGGCCCTGCTCCAGTTCGCCCAGGGAAAGGCGCTGGGCAGCATGGCCGCTGTGAAATGGCTGGCCATCCACGGCTCCAACTGCTTCGGCAACGACAAGGTGAGCCTCGACGACCGTTACTCGTGGGTCCTCCAGCACCAGGACGACATCCGCCTGTGCGCCGAAGACCCCTACGACAACCGCTGGTGGACGGAAGCCGACGACCCGTGGGGCTTCCTTACCTTCTGCTTCGAGTGGCAGGGCTACCTCGACGAGGGGCTGGCCTTCGTCTCCCACCTGCCCATCGCCATGGACGGCACCTGCAACGGCTTGCAGATATTCTCGCTCATCCTGCGCGACGAGGTGGGCGGCCATGCGGTCAACCTCACCCCCACGGACACGCCGCAGGACATCTACGGCATCGTGGCCGCCAAGGTGAAGCTGGCCCTCGAAGCCCAGGCGGCCAAGCCTGTGGACGGGGCCGATGTCTTCGCCAAGGGGGAGACCGAGAAGCCCATGTACAACGAGACGGTCTGCGCCCGCTTCCTGCTGGGCCTCAACATCAGCCGCAAGATGACCAAGCGGCAGGTCATGGTCCTGCCCTACGGCGGGACCTTCGACAGTTGCCGTGAATACACGGAAGCCTGGCTCAAGGAACAAGCCTACGCCGATTCCACCATGCCCATCGAGATGCCCAACGGCTCTACGCTGCGCTCAGTGGCCCGCTATCTGGCGGAACTCATCTAGGACGCCATCGGTGCCACGGTCATCAAGGCCCGCGAGGCCATGACCTTCCTGCAAGACACCGCCGCCGTCCTCAACAAGGCCGACCTGCCCATCCGCTGGACCACGCCCGTGGGCTTCCCCGTCCAGCAGTGCTACCGCGAGCAGAAAGGCAAGCGCGTCAAGACCAGGATAGGGGATTCCCTCATCTACCTCACCCTCAACGAGGAGCAGCCCGACAAGCTGGCCAAGGCCAAGCAGAAGTCGGCCATCTCTCCCAATTATGTCCACTCGCTGGACGCCGCCGCCCTCATGCGGACCGTATGCTGCTGTGCTGATGAAGGCATCCTGTCCTTCGCCATGATTCACGACAGCTACGGCACCCATGCTGCCGACAGCGAACGTCTCGCCGCCATCCTGCGGACCACGTTCGTGGGCATGTTCGGTGGCGGGGCCAACATGCTGGAGCTGTGGAGCCGCGAGGTCATGGCCCCGGTGCCTGCCGCTGTCCTGCAAAAACTGGACGGTCTCCCGGCCATCCCCGCCTTCGGGGAACTGGACGTGGAAGCGGTCAAGCGTTCCCTGTTCTTCTTCGCGTAACATTATATAATAGAGCTGACCCCGTGCTTCACCTTGTCGTGAGGCGCGGGGTCTTGGCGTTTCAAAGCCGGTGGGACGAAAGTGCCCATTACCAGAGAATACACACACCAATGTGCCGATTAACAGAAGAAAGCAGCCGACCGATTAGGTTGCACTAAGTGGAAGATGGCACCCCACTTGGACCGATTAGGTTGCACTCAGTGGGAGAGAACCTCCCGGCTTGGGGCAATTAGGTTGCACTCAGTGGAAGAAGAGCATCGCTCTTGTCCTCACATCACAACAAAGGAGACCCAGCACAGGAATGTTCACCACCATCGTCACCCCTGAGAACGTCACCCAGCAACTCCGCGACCTCACCGCCAACTGTACCACCCGCGATGCCGCCCAGTGCTGCATGGCCGTGGCCTCCGCCATCCAGACCCATCCCGACCGGGGCGCACGCCTCATGGGCCTGGCCACCGCTTTCCTCATGGCCGCCGAAGCCTCCGGGCTGCCGGTGCCCGACCTCATGGGCTATGCCCGCAACTGCATGAACACCGCCGAAGGCAAGCGCCCTGAGTTCGCTGCCGTCAGCACCTACATCGAGAAGGAGATTCTCCATGGCTAACACCGAGAACGACAAGAACAAGAAACCCAAGCAGCACACCACCCCCAAGGCCGAGGCCCTGTTCGTCCACATCGTGGAGCCGGACCACGGCACCAAGGAGTTCCCCGACGAAGAGGGCTCCTTCACCGTCACCCTGCGGATGCCGGAAGAGCAGGCCCAGCGGTTCCTCGATTCCCTCAACGAGGAGCTGGAAGAAGCCCAGGCCCAGATGGAGAAGGAGTTCGCCTCCCTGTCCGTGGCCACCCGCAAGAGCCTGAAGCATCCCACCTTCGTGATGCCCGGCACCGAAGAATATGACCGCGAGACCGAAGAGCCCACCGGCTACATCCTGTTCCGCTTCAAGACCAAGGCCAAGTACACCAACAAGCAGGGCAAGGTCATGGACCGCAAGGTGGCGGTCTTCGATTCCATGCTGTCCCCCGTGAGCCTGAGCGCCGAGCCCGGCTGGGGCTCCATCATGCGCGTCTCGTTCACGGCCCGCCCCTACTTCGTCAACGGCACCGGCAAGGCCGGCCTGACGTTCTACCTGAACGCCGTCCAGATTCTCAAACTGAACGCCTCCGGCGAACGCTCCGGCAAGGACGACGGCTTCACCGCCGACGACATGCCCGCCGACCAGCCCGTCGCCCCGGTGACCGGCGGCAGCGAGGACACCCAGCCCGATGAAGTCCCGTTCTAGCAGCGCCCTGAGCGCGAAGGTCAAACGCTACAAAGCGTGGGCCGCCGTGCGGAACGACACCGGTTTCCGCAGCCAGTTCGAGGCCGATGTGTCCCGGTCCCTGCCCGATGATGCCGCCCGGTACGAAGCCGGGCGCATCCCGTACACGGTCACGACCACACGGCACTACACCCCGGACTGGCTGCTGCCCAGGCAGGCCATCGTCCTCGAAGCCAAAGGCCGCTTCACGCTGGAGGACAGGAACAAGATGCTCATGGTGAAGGCCCAGTATCCCAGGCTGGACATCCGCCTCATCTTCCAGCGCCTCAGCCAGAAAGTCACCAAGACCATGACCGTGCAGGACTGGTGCGACAAGCACGGCTTCCCCTGCTGCAAGGGGCCTGCCGTCCCTGACGCATGGCTCAAGCACAAACCCACCGCCGCCGGGAAGAAGGCCTTCGCCGCCCTCTTCCCGCAGGTGGCCTGATTGGAGGAGACCCGTCATGTACAGGCATGAACAGGCAGAACAGTCATCCTTCATGCAGCATGAACCCTGTCCCGCCTGTCGCTCCCGTGGCGAAGACGCCAAGGGGAACAACCTTGCCCGCTACTCCGACGGGCACGGGTACTGTCATGCCTGCGGATACTACGAATCCGCCGAAGGCGAGGGCAAGACCGGCAAGCCCGGTGCCGCCAAGGCCCGCCCCACGTTCGAGGCGCTCCCCTGCGACATCCTCCCGCTCAAGCAGCGCGGCATCGACGCCGCCACCTGCGAAAAGTTCGGCTACGGCATCGGTCGCTGGGGCAAGGAGAAAGCCTGGTGCCATGTGGCTCCCTACCGGGATGCCGAAGGCCGGGTGGTGGCCCAGCACATCCGGCTGGAAGGCAAGGACTTCAAGTGGCTGGGCGACAGCAAGGACGCCCTGCTCTTCGGACGCCACCTCTGGCGCTCCGGCGGCAGGCGGGTCATCGTCACGGAAGGCGAGATAGACTGCCTGACCATCTCCATGTTGCAGGACAACAAATGGCCCGTGGTCTCCCTGCCCAACGGGGCCAGCGCCGGGGCCAAGGCCATCCGGCAGAACCTCGAATGGCTGGAGACCTTCGAGGAGGTCATCCTCTGCTTCGACATGGACGAGCCGGGACGCAAGGCAGCGCAGGAATGCGCCATGCTCCTGACCCCAGGCAAGGCCAGGATTCCCTATCTGCCCTGCAAGGACGCCAACGAATGCCTGGCCAAAGGCAAGACCAGGGAACTCATCAGCGCCCTGTGGGACGCCCAGCCCTACCGGCCCGACGGCATCGTCGCCGGTCAGGACCTCTGGGACAAGGTGCGCCAGAGCCCGCCCAAGGGCTACAGCATCCCCTATCCCCAGCTCAACGACAAGCTCCACGGCCTTCGCCTTGGCGAGCTGTACCTGTTCACCGCAGGCTCCGGCATCGGCAAGTCCACCATCGTCAACGAGATAGCCTACCATCTCAAGATGGTGCATGGCCTGCCCCTTGGCGTCATCGCCCTGGAGGAATCCGTCTCCCGCAACCTTCGCCGCTACCTGGGCATCCATCTCAACAAGCCCCTCCACCTCCCCGAAGTCCACGAGAGCATCCCCGAAGCCGACCTCAAGGCCGCCTTCGATGCCGTGACCGGGGACAACAAGTGGTTCGCCTATGACCACTTCGGTTCCTCCGACATCGACAACCTGCTGTCCAAGCTCCGCTACATGGTGGTGGGCCTGGGCTGCAAGGTCATCGTGCTGGACCACATCTCCATCGTGGTCTCGGCGCTGGACGAGGCCGGAGGGGAATCCGAGCGCAAAGTCATCGACAAACTGATGACCAAGCTCCGTTCCCTCATCGAGGAGACCGGGGCCATGGTGCTGGCCGTGGTCCACCTCAAGCGGCCCGACAAGGGCAAGAGCTTCAACGAGGGCCGGCAGGTGAGCCTCACCGACCTGCGCGGCTCCGGCTCCCTGGAGCAGGTGAGCGATGTGGTCATCGCCCTGGAGCGCGACCAGCAAGGGGACGAACCCAACCTTGCCAGCATCCGTGTCCTCAAGAACCGCCCCATCGGGGAGACAGGCCCGGCAGGTGCCGTGACCTATGACCCGGAGACGGGCCGCCTCACCCCGGCGGACGGGGAGAGCTTCGGCTTCAGCCAGTACAACGACAACCAGGAACAACAGGAGTTCTGAGCATGACGAACACCGAGAACACCACCCCTTCCTTCCAGGCCCCCCAGACCTTCACCACCCCCACCCTGCCCGGCGTCAGCCTCCGCGTCCTGCTGGATGCCGAGGGCCAGCCGTGGTTCGTGGCGCGGGACGTGGCGCTGGCTCTGGGATACACGGACTTGGACAAGGCTGTAAGAACAAACTGTAAGTATGCGAAAATATTTAAATCCGCCAATTCGGCGGGTTTGACTTCCAGCCCCCGTGGCCTCTCCATCATCCCCGAAGCCGACGTGTACCGCCTCATCATGCGGTCCAACCTGCCGGATGCCGTGCGCTTCCAGGACTGGGTGGTCGAGGAGGTCCTGCCTTCCCTGCGCAAGACGGGCCGCTACAGCCTCATCCCCGACGACCCCACGTCCCTGGGCCTGCCCGACTTCCGCAATCCCGTGGAAGCGGCCAAGGCATGGGCTCTGGCCATCGAGGAGAAGCAGGAGGTGGAGGGCAGACTGGCCATCGCCGAGCCCAAGGCCGCCGTCTACGACGAGGTGGTGGCTCCCAATGTCCTCACCCTGACCGACTTCTGCCGCCGCCTCGAAGGCGTCAACCTCATGGCGGTCAAGCGTTCCCTGTGTACGGCCAATGTCCTCTACTACGTCCCCGGCGTCGGATACCGTGTCTATGCCCGCTACCGTGACACCCACTTCACGGAAAAGTTCAACAAGGATTACGGCACCACGACCATACACGTCCTTCCCGAAGGCCAGAAGCTCCTGACGCGCCTGTACCACGAGGGCAAGCTCATCATGAAGAAGGGCTTCACCGCCCCTTCCAGGGACAAGGGCGTCTCCCATGCAGCGTGAGCTGTATGACGGTCTCGATACCGGCTGGATACCCACGCCAGATACGCCTGCCCTGCTCTTCGACATAGAGACGGACGGCCTGCTGGATTCATGCAGCAAGGTCCACTGCATCTGTGCCAAGGAGTATCCCGGCGGCAGGACCTATTCCTTCGGACCGGGCCACATCGAGGAGGGGCTGGAGCTGCTGGCTTCGGCCCCTCTCCTCGTTGCCCACAACGGCCTGTGCTTCGACAGCCCTGCGCTGGCCAGGCTCTATCCCGGCGTCCGTCTCCCCGAACAGCTCTTCGATACCCTCACGGCAAGCCGCCTCATCTGGACCAACCTCAAGGACCTGGACTTCGAGCGCCTCCGCAAACAAGCCAGGCGCAAAGGTGGCGTCCCGTTCCCGGCCAAGCTCTGCGGCAAGCACAGTCTTGAGGCGTGGGGCTACCGCCTCGGCGAGTACAAAGGGGAGTACGGGAAGAAGGAGGATGCCTGGGCGGCGTGGTCCCAGGAGATGCAGGACTACTGTATGCAGGACGTGGAGGTACTGGACAAACTCTACCGCTGCATCCTCGAACAGGACTACAGTCCCGAAGCCCTGGCCATCGAGCATGAGTTCCAGAAGGTCATCTTCCAGCAGGAACAGGACGGAGCCCCGTTCGACGAGCGGGAAGCCATGTCCCTCTATGCCTCCCTCTGCGCCAAGCGGGACGACATCAAACGCACGCTGTGCGAGATGTTCCCGCCCAAGCGGATGGAGGAGGTCTTCATCCCCAAGGCGAACAACAAGACCCGTGGTTATGTGAAGGGGCAGCCCTTCACCAAGGTCCGGTATGTGGCATTCAACCCCGGCAGCACCCAGATGATTGCCGAGCGCCTCGCCGAAGATTACGGCTGGCAGCCCTCCGAGTTCACCCCCACCGGCCTGCCCAAGGTCGATGGCGACACCCTGGGCTCCCTCGACTACCCGCCCTGCCCCCTGCTCTGTGAGTATCTCGAACTCACCAAGATACTGGGGATGCTGGCCGACGGGAACAACGGCTGGCTCAAGCTGGTGCGCGACGGCAAACTCCACGGTCGCGTCATCACCTGCGGGGCCGTCACCGGAAGATGCACACACAACAGCCCCAATCTGGCCCAGATTCCGGCGCACGGCACCTACGGCCATGCCTGCCGCTCCCTGTTCCGCGTGGACCCTGCCCGGCCCGGATGGGTGCAGGTGGGGGCCGACGCCAGCGGTCTTGAGCTGCGGATGCTCGGCCACTACATGGCCCGCTATGACGGCGGGGCCTATGTGCGGGAACTGCTGGACGGCGACATCCACACCGCCAACCAGAAGGCCGCCGGTCTGGCCACCCGCGATAACGCCAAGACCTTCATCTATGCCTTCCTCTACGGAGCAGGCGACACGAAGCTCGGCTCCATCGTGGAACCCTACGCCTCCCCGGCACGACAGGCCCAGACAGGCAAGCGCCTCAAGGCCAAGTTCTTCAAGGCCATCCCGGCCATCAAGTGCCTCATCGACGATGTGCAGGCCGCTGTCTCGGCCCGCCCCTGGCTCTATGGCATCGACAAACGTCGCCTGCACGTCCGCTCCAAACACGCGGCCCTGAACACCCTGCTCCAGTCCGCCGGTGCCGTGCTGGTCAAACTGGCCACGGTCATCTGCAACAAGGAAGCCAAGGCCCGCTTCGGCTGGGTTCAGGGCAGGGATTATACCCAGATACTCCACGTCCACGACGAGGCCCAGTTCCAATGCCCGGCGGAACATGCCGAGGCCCTGGGCAAGCTCTTCGTGGAATCCATCGAGATGGCCGGACGGCACTTCGCCATGCGTTGTCCGACCACAGGCGAATACAAGATAGGCAACAACTGGGCAGAGACCCACTAAACCAAAGGATGCCCCATGCTCGAACAGTTCTCCCTCATCCCCGTCACCCGCACCGTCGTCACCCGTCGCGAACATCCCGATGTCTCCCTGTTCTTCACCAAGAAGGGCGACCTCGTGTTCCTCTTCTCCCCTGAGTTCCTGGCTTCCGACGACCACATGCTGGCCCTGGGCTCCAAGGTCCTGTGCGGCTACGCCGCCAGCTCCGGCGAGTTCCTCATCACCCCCGCCGAAGAAGGCCAGAGCAATGCCCGCACCATCGGCAAACGCCCCGGCTTCAAGGGCGCGGGCCAGCTCGTCATCCCCTGCCGCAACCTGCCCGAAGGCATCACGCCGTGGGAAGGCCGCATCACCGCCGCCACCACCTGCCATGAAGGCAGCGTCGTGGTCGATGCCATGATGCAGCCCCTCCAGTAGGGCATCCCTCTCTCTCCCCTCCCGTGCCCCGCCGCCCGGCCTCATAGGGCGGCACTACTTTTTTCCAAAGGAGCAAACATGAGCCTCTTCATCAACACCGGCAACAAGGCCCCCATGTCCATCGACCTCATCGAACTGAGCCTCAAGACCACCTGGGCCGCGTTCACGGACGCCGTGGCCAAGGCCGAAGATGCCGGCGTCAGCGTGACCCTGTTCAAGCAGGAGGAGCCGGACAGCCTCAAGAACATGGAGCTGTCCGACATCCGTGGCCTGAAGCTCTGTGCCCACATGGACCTGAACGTCATGTAGGGGGCGGGGATGAACGTCCTGATTTTCCATGAGAGCGGAGAACAAGCCGCCCTGTATGGCCTCGGCCTTTCCTTCGGTGTCACGTCCAACATCGACCCTGTAGATTTCATGTACACGACCCTCCATGAGGGGGTCGCCAACCGCCTCCTCATGCGGGCTCGCAGGCTGTCCGGCCTTGGCAACGGCCATGACAAATTCCTCCGCATGTTGCGGGTGGACCTGCTCATCACGGCCCCCTTGTACTGGTGGAAGCAGTTCGACACCTACAAGGTGGGAACTGTCACCCAGTCTGAATCCACCATGCACACCCTCATGAAGTCCCCCATCACACAGAACATGTTCGAGAGCGGGCTGCATCCCGACATCCTGAATATCCTTGAGAACATGCGTCTGGCCGGGAACTTCGACGGGCTCAACAACCTCCTGCCCCATTCCTTCCTCCAGACCCGCATGGTCTCCACCAACTACGCTGTCCTGCAAAACATCATCCGCCAACGGCGTGGGCACAAGCTGCGGGAGTGGCGCGAGTTCATCTCCACCGTCCTCGGCCAGTGCAACCACCCGGACCTTCTCTGGCCTGACCGTCTGGCTGATGCGGAAGACCCGGACGGGACGGAAGATGAAGGCAAAGGCGACACCATGCCCGACCGTCTCCGTAAATCCTAGCAAAAAGGTTTGGTTGCACTAAGTGGAAAAGACAAAAAAACGTGTCCTGCTCATCGACGCGGATGTCCTTGCCTATCAGGCATGTGCAGGAACAGAGAAAGTCATCTGCTTCGACGGGGACAATTGCTTCCCCATCGGCAGCCTTACCGAGGCCATGTGGTCCTTCTCCTACCGTATGGAGTTCATCAAGGACACCTTGGGGACGAAGGATGCCATCCTCTGCTTCTCCGGGGATACCGGAGAGAACTTCCGCAGGGGGCTCTATCCTCCCTACAAGGCCAACCGTGTGGGCAAGCCCAAGCCTGTGGCCCTCTCCGCCCTGCGCGACAGCATCATCAACGGCAGCGGCGAGACGGTCATGCGCGAGCCGACGCTGGAAGCGGACGACCTCCTGGGCATCCTCTCCTCCCGTCTGCGTACCGAAGAGACGGAGACCGTGGTGGTCTCTATCGACAAGGACCTCCGCTCCATCCCCGGCCTGTTCTTCAACATCGGCAGGCCGGACGACGGCATCCAGGAAATCACGCAGGAAGAGGCCGACCGCTGGTTCATGATGCAGGCCCTCATGGGCGACATGACCGACAATTATCCCGGCTGTCCCAAGTTCGGCCCGGCCACCGCCGCCAAGGCCCTGGACGCCGTGGCCCCCACCCCCGGAGCCATGTGGTCCGTGGTGGTGGCCGCCTACGCCAAGGCCGGGTTCGGTGAAGATTACGCCCTGACCATGGCCCGCCTGGCCCGCATCCTGCGGGACGGGGAATACGACTTCAACACGAAAAAGGTGAACCTATGGGAACCTCCTGCAATGCGCTAGTTTGCTGCGAACACTGCGCCTATGCCGGACGCCAGGGCCATGAAGAGCCCTGCAAATGGTGCAGTTACTATTCCGATTTCGTCCTCGACATCCGGCGCATCACGCCGCCGGCCTCCGCCTCCTCCCGGCGAAAGGCCGCCCCTGCTCCCACTCCGGCGGCCAAGCCCGCCCACTACAGCGGCATGGCCGTGGATGTCATCGACTTCTGCCTTCGCAACGGCATCCCCTATCCCGAAGGCAACATCATCAAGTACGTCTGCCGCTGGCGCAAGAAGGGTGGCATCGCCGACCTTGAGAAGGCCCGCGACTACCTCGACCGCCTCATCGCTCACGAGCAGAGCAAAGGAGCTGCCCATGTCTAAGCATGATGACGGCCTGGCCATGCTGGCCCGGTTCATGACCGCCATGGAACAGCCTCTCTCCCAGGGCTGGGACGACAGGAGCGGTGCGGAACTGGGCATGAAGCTCATCGCCGAGGAAGCCTGCGAACTGGAACAGGCCTTCCGGGGGCTTTGGGGGGTCGCTCCCCTGCCCGCCGCCGAAGGCCGGGCCAACTTCGTGAAGGAGCTGGCCGACCTCATCTACGTTTGCTACTGGCTGGCCGCCCGCCTGGGCATCGACATCAACGAGGCCCTGCGCCTCGTGCATGAATCCAACATGTCCAAGCTGGACCCGGAAACGGGCAAGCCCCTCAAGCGGGCCGACGGCAAGGTCCTGAAAGGCCCGGCCTACCATGCCCCGGACCTCGGCCATGTGGTCAGGTCCGTCCCTGTGACCCTCAACTAGGAAGAAGCCATCATGGAACAGAACCAGAAGGAAAAGCAGCCCACCCTCTACGTCATGCTCGGCCTGCCGGGCGCAGGCAAAAGCACCTATGTGGATGCCTGCCTCGTCCCCCAGGGCGTGCAGGTCATCTGCCCCGACGACCTCCGCGCCGCCCACGGCCACCGCTTCTACGGTCCGCTGGAGCAGCAGATTCACGGCATGGCCTACACCTTCGCCCGTGCCCACATGCTGCGCGGCCTGGACGTGGTGGTGGATGAATGCACCGTCCGCGCTTCCTATGTGAAACGCTGGAAGCGCCTGGCCGAAGACATGGGCTATGCGCTCAAGGTCATCCACCTGACCACCGACCACACCGTCTGCACGGAGCGCCGCCGCGAGAACACCCCGGACTTCCCGCTGGAAGTCATCAGCATGAAGGAATCCAGCCTGAAGCTGAACATGCCCGACATCCTGGCCTGCCTTGGCCCCGATGAATACATGGAGGTGTGATGTCCGGTCCCCTCCTCCTCGCCCAGTCCTTCGACCCGGCCTTCGTGTCCCTGCTCGAAAAGCTCCGCAAGAAATACCCTGCGGAGCTTTTCTCGTTGACGGGCATCGCACCGGAACAGCTCGACATCGACTTCATGAGCCGCCAGTTCTTCCGCGCATCCAACCGCAAGGGCTCGGCCACGGCTGACCACAGCATCGACCCCAACGCCAACGTCAGCGGGCGCGGTGTCATCACCTTCAATTACGAGGTGCCCAAGCCGTACATGAAGCTGAACTCCCTCTACAACCTGTGGCGCACCCTGTGCGAGCAGTTCACGATGGAAGCCGCCGACGCCGCCATCGAAGCCGAGATGATAGGTGCCATCTACATCAACGATAGCTGGGACATCGGACGCCCCTACTGCTTCAACTACTCCATGTACGACATCGCCCTGGAGGGCCTGAAGATGGGGGGCCGTCTCAACATCGTCCCGGCCAAGGGCCTGTTCACCTTCCTGCGCCATGTGGAGCAGTTCACGGTCTATGCCGCCAACAGCACCCTGGGCGCTACCGGCCTGGCCGACCTGCTCATCGTCATCTCCCGCTATGTGGATGACATGCTGGACACCGGCTACGACAACCACATCAAAGTCGGCGGCGAAAGCCGGGTGTGGACCTATGTGGCCGAACACCTGACCTCGCTCATCTACACGCTCAACTGGGAGTTCCGTGGCAACCAGAGCCCGTTCACCAACGTGAGCGTCTATGACGATGAGTTCCTGGGCCAGCTCGTGCCCGCCTACGTCATCAACGGCAAGGCTCCCCGTATGGAGACCGTGAAGAAGGTGCAGGACATCTTCCTCTCCTGCTTCAACCAGGTCCTGGAACGGGACCCCGCCACCTTCCCTGTGGTGACGGCCTGCTTCTCCCTGGCCGAAGACGGCAAGGAACTGGCCGACCCCGCCTTCGTCAAACGCATCGCCGAACACAATCTGAAATTCGGTTTCATCAACATCTATGTGGGCGAGACCAGCACCCTTTCGTCTTGCTGCCGTCTGCGGTCGAACATCAACGACCTCGGCTATGCCAATTCGTTCGGGGCTGGCAGCACCAAGATTGGCAGTCTTGGTGTGTGTACTCTCAACCTGCCCGCCCTTGCGCGGGATGCTTCCGCAGAGACCGCCGGCAAAGATGATGGGGCCGCTGTCCGGGAGATGCTGGAGATGGTGGGTTCCATGACGCAGATGGTGGGTTTCATCAACCACGCCAAACGCTGCTTCATCGCCGACCGTATCGAACGCGGCAGCCTGCCGCTGTACACGCT